ATTCGGGGGCGGTCTGCGCCGGCTTTGCTGCCTAATCCCCCCGGGGGTATCCTGTGCATCTCACCCGCGCAAGCGGGTGACAACGGGAGGCCGACGGCTCGGTCCCTTTTGGCGCGAAGCGCCCGACGCGATTTTTGAAAAAAGGCCGAAACTGCTATCACTTAGCTGTCATAAGACTGCATACAAAAGCCGGCAGAAACCATACAATAATCATATGCAGATGATTGGAGGTTTGAAGAATGTCGTCCAACAAACGGGTCTTCACGCTGCGGCTGTCCGATGAAGTCTTTGACAAGATCGGGATCCTGGCCACCCGTGACCACCGGTCCATTACAAACTACATCGAATATGTGCTGCTGAAACATCTGGAAGAGGTCGAGAAAACAGAAGGCCCCATTCAGGTGGAGAAGCAGCCCAAAGGGTGATTATGTCTGTATTGAAGAAAAAACGCTCTCTGAGCAAGGCGGAGTTCATCAACGTCGCCCACGAAATCTATATCGAAACCATAGATTTTCTGACCAAGCTGTCGGCCCGGTATTCCCGGCTGATGGCCGAGCCGATCGCCAGACTGGCGGGCGAGGTCCAGGACAACGCTGAAAAGGCAAACTCCATCTATCCATCGAGCGACCAGCGCAAGCAGCTGCGGGAAGCGTATCTGCTGAAGGCGAGGGCGTCCCTGATGGCGCTGGACCGAAGGCTGGGCGATGTGTACGAAATCTTATCCAAAAATCCGCAGGGGTGCTTTACCAACTCGAAGGGCGACACGCTGCCCGCGTCGGAAGCCACCCAGAAGCTGGACAAACGTGCCCAGCGGCTGGGTGAGCTGATCGACCGGGAAAACGAGCTGCTCAAGGGCGCGACCAACGCACTCTCAAAATAGGTGTATCTCTGAAAATTTCCGTCCGTGGTGTGGGCGTGGTCCCGCTCTCCTAATTACAACAACAACAATAACTTCGTAATCTTCAACACGGACGGGACCGCCAACAATAACAATGCCAACAATTCGGGGGCGGTCTGCGCCGGATTTTGCACAGCTGGGTCACATGGTGTAGCCTTCGGGCGATAGACGACCCATGCAAAAGGAGAGATGCTGCCTTGGGTGAGAACCCCTAAAACTGCTCTCTGATGTCCCTACACGGACGCTTCTTGCATGGCGCGGGTGCATCGCTGGCCCGCGTTTCATGTGCCGGGACTATGCAGGTTAGGCCACAGCGTATCCTCGCATATCTGTACGGAGGGCGAATATTGTATGACATCCACTGAGCGCCATGAGGCGCGATACCACAGACGCAAGGCGGCACGCCTGGCCCGCAAGCAGGCGCGGTGCGCAGCGCTCGGCCCCGCTGAAACGGTTTTCTCCTATCGGAAACTGTTTCGGTGGGGCAAAAAATGCTGCAACAATGTCCGCTGGAAACAGAGTACCCAAAATTTTGAGGCGCACCTGTTTTCGGGGACGGCCCGCCGGCGGCGGGACCTGCTGGCCGGGAAATGGCGGCCCAGGAAGTGCACGCACTTTATTTTGCACGAGCGGGGCAAGGTGCGCCCCATTGACGCGCCGCACATCACCGACCGGCAAATCCAAAAGGCCGTCAGCAAGGAAGTGCTGGTGCCCCTCTATACGCCGGGCCTCATCTACGACAACTACGCCAGCAGGTCCGGCATGGGGCTGCATTTTGCGTTTCACCGGCTGCGGGAGATGCTGCACTGGCACTTCCGGCGCTACGGCCGGGCCGGCGGGATCATCTCCATCGACCTGAAGAAGTTCTTCCCGAACGCCCGGCGGGAGCTGCTTTACCAGCGCCACCGGGAGCTGATCTTGGACCCGGTGCTGCGGGCCATTGCGGACACGGTGATCGACACCGCGCCCAGCACGGCCCCCGGTCGAGGGATGCCGCTGGGCGTGGAGCCGAGCCAGCAGGAGATGATGTCCATGCCGTCGGCCATCGACAACTGGATCAAGTGCCAGCTGGGCGTGCACTGCGCCGGCCACTATGCCGACGATTACTTCATCATCTGCCCGGACCTGGACAAGCTGCGCCGGATCGGCAACGCCATCGTTCGCCGGTTTGAGGCGATGGGGATTCCTGTCAACCGCAAAAAGTGCCGGCTGACCCCGCTGACCAAGCCTTTCAAGTTTTGCAAGGCTAAGTTCACCTTATGGGAGAGCGGAAAGGTAACGGTCAACGGTTGCCGGGACGGCGTCAAGCGGGCCCGGCGCAAGCTCAAACTGTTTCGGCGGGAATGGATGGCCGGGAAACGCACCCTGGAGGAAGTGGCCCAGTACATGACCAGCCAGTTGGCCTATTACCGCAACTACAATGACCACGGGCGCATTTTGCGCCTGCGGCGGCTTTGCTATGCCCTTTTTGATGGGAGGATCGTATGTACAAAATCACGAGCGCAAGTGACGGCGCCGACCTCGGCATGACCGAGGCGCCCGTCTATATCATGCAGGCAGCCAACGGCTGCTTTGTTCTCTGCCCTGAGCCCGAGGCCCAGGGCATTTGTTTTGCCGGAACCGTCTACAACATGCTGGGCCGGCAGGCCATGACCGGTGTGGAAAACACCGTCATGCTTGAGCCTGTCGATGCCGGCGAGCTGCAGGCGGCTGCCAATACCGCCATCCGCGATGCCGATGCGATGAACGTGGACCAGGAATACCGCCTGACCCTGCTTGAGCTGGGCATCACGGACGACGAGCTGCTGTAACGGAAAGGAGGTGAAACGAATGCTGTATCGTACCATCAAGCGGATGATCGAGCGCAACCAGGTCGAAGGTCTGGAGAGCAAGATCGACATCTTCTTCGCGGCCAACAAGTTGACCGAGGAAGAGTACACCGAGCTGATCGGCCTGCTGCCCAAGAAGGAGGCGTAACAGATGGAAAGTCATAAGTATATCACCAGGAAACGCGCCCGGTTCAAGGGGCTTTCCGGCAAAGTGAATATCCCCTACGGGTTGCTTCTGGAATCCAGAGGCGGCTTTCTTTTTTACGAGAATGCCCGGCTCTGCTCGATGACCAGCCAGAACGCTTACGACTATTTTTCCATCGACGATGACGGGCGGGGACTTGAGCGTGGCGGCCTGGTGGACGCGATCAAGACCCGCCTTGCGAAACGTGACGGGTCTTATCAGGCCCGATGGGATAAAGTGTGGGGTGCGCCGGTATGTCAGAGGTACCGGCGCGCTGACCACGATGATTTTTGGCTGTGGAACCATGATTTTTACAATGCGCCGGTGGAGGACCTGCAGTCGATTGCAAGGCTCGTCGGCGCGAAAGTGAGGTAAGATGAGCTACAAAGACATCATCGACGTGAGTCGCTACCAGGGCACCATCGACTGGGAGCGGCTGGTGGGCAAGATCGGCGGGGCGATGCTCAAGACCGTCTCCACCAATAAGAGCTTCGGCGGCATCTACATCGACCCGAAGTTCGAGCGCAACTATGCCGAGTGCAAACGCCTGGGCATCCCGGTGGGCGTCTACTACTACACCTACGCCCAGACCAAGGTTACCGCAGACGCCGAGCTGGCCAAGCTGCACGAGGCGCTGACCGGCAAGAGGTTTGAGCTGCCCATCGCGGTGGACGTGGAGGACAACAAGCTGAAGCCCCTGTCCGCTGCCGCCCTGACCGAGCTGGTGGCCTACGCGGCCGACACCATCGAGAGCTGGGGCCTGTATGCCATGGTGTATACCTACACCTACTACAGCAACACTGAGCTGGACATGGACGCCCTGGCCGCCTATGATCTCTGGATCGCCGACTACCGCGGCACCCGGCCCACTCATAAGCACGGGATGTGGCAGTACACCAGTACCGGGCAACTGGACGGCATCGGCGGGAACGTGGACATCAACCACGTCTACAAGGACTATCCTGGCATCATCCGCCGGGCCGGCCTGACCTGCCTGCGCGGCTGATGCCGCCGGGCGGGAAGGAGGGTACATGGCAGGAGCGGAACAATTTGAGTCGCTGTTCGGGGATGTTACTCTATCGCAGCTCATCATTGCGGCAGGCGCCCTTGTGTTTCTGTGGAGGTGCTTCGCAGAAATCAAAAAGTATCTCGACAAGCGGTACGCCAGCAAGCAGGAAAAGGATGAGCGTGAGAAGGCGCAGTCCGAACAGATCAAAGAGGCGCTGGATGCGGTCAGCAAGTACCCAGAATACCGAGAGCAGAGCCGGAAAATCCAGGAAAAACTCAACAAAGATATTGAGTCAATCAACAAGCGACTGGACAAACTCGACGCCCGTATGGAGGCCACCGAGGGCCTCCAAAAGAAAGAAAAGCTCTCTGAGCTCAAAAACGAAATCGTAAACGCATATAGGTACTATACCGATTCGGTGAAGAACCCGTCCAAGTCTCTGACCCGGATTGAATACGACGCCTTCTTCGGCCTGGTCGAGAGCTACGAGGCCCGGGGCGGGGACGGTTACGTCCACACCGAGATCATCCCGGCCATGGAAAGGCTGACCGTCATCGAGATGGAAAACGTGCCGCCCAGGCAGTTTGTGTCGTCGTATGTACCTGCTTCATCGGAATCGAGGTGATGCCTTTTGAACAACAAGAAACCCTCGGCGGGAACCATTGCCCGCCTGATCTGCCTGGTCTTAGCTGCAATCAACCAGATCTTCCTTTTGAAAACAGGGCACTCGCTGCTCCCCATTGAGAGTAGCGAGCTGGAATCGTGGATTACCACTGGGCTGACGTTCGCGGCAAGTGCCTGGGCGTACTGGAAAAACAACAGCTGGACCAAAGAGGCCATCGAGGCCGACGACACCTTACACCTGATGAAGAAAAACAAGAGAACATAAGAGAGGAGTATTACCTATGACTGAACTGATTCTTTCCGCACTGACCGCCGCCGTCCTCGTTGTGGGTGGCTTTGCCGCCAAGGCTCTGGACAAGTTCGCGGCCACCAATGCCGACAACAAGATCGTCAAGGAGATTGCCTCCGCTGCGGCCGACGCTGTGGCGATGGTGAGCCAGACCTATGTGGATGGGCTCAAGGCCGCTGGCAACTTTGACGCAGCCGCCCAGAAGCAGGCGCTGTCCATGGCGCTGGCGGCCTGCCTTGCCAGTCTGAGCCAGTCGGCCCAGGATTACATTGAGCGGACCTATGGCGACGTCAACAGCTACCTGACCACCAAGATCGAGGCCGAAGTTCGGGCCCAGAAGCTCGGCTTCGCCACCCTCGAAACTGCCGAGATCATCGACGCATAAGCTATCTCCGGCCGCCGCGCGCCTTTCCTCCCGCGCGGCAACACAACGCCCCCGCCTTGCCAGTTGGACCCTGGCAGGGCGGGGGTCTTTTTTTATTTTGAAATTTATGATAAAATAAAAGTGGCCGGGGTAAGGCTCCCGGTCACCTTTAGGGGTTAGGCGGCGGTGCTCTTGGTAGGGGAGCCGCCGCTTTTTTGTTTGTAAAATCGTGAAAAAGTATTGACAATACACCCTTAAAGGTGTATAATATAGACATGGAGAGGAGGTGAACGACAAGAGGTAGCAGAGGAGCACCGGGAGGTGGTGCCCATGACCAGCAAAGAGTTTGAACAGCTCCCCAGAGCTGAACAAATCCGGCTGTTCGAGGAAGCAAAAAAGCGGCCCGCGCTGACACACGGAACCGCTAAAGCATAAGAGCTAGGAATCCAATCAAAAGCCCTCTGCTACCTCTATTTTATTTGTTTTACTGCCGATTGTCAAGATGAAGAGGTGTACCATGCCGCAGATTAACATTAAAGAGGCTCGGATGGCTGTAGGGTTGACTCAGAAAGAATTAGCAGCAAAAGTCGGAATTCCATATCAGAGCATTCAAAAATTGGAATATGGTTCGCGCGATCCGGGACGTATGGAAGCCCGAACGCTCATAGCGATTGCAGACGCTTTGGGCGTTGATCCCCACGCACTGATTTGATTGGGAATGAATGAAAAACAGAAGGCTCAACCGGAAGATATATTGTGAGGATAAGTAATGAATGATACTGTGAGTAAAACTCGTTTGTATGCGATTTTTTCAGGGATGAAACAGCGGTGTTATAATCCGAGGAATCAGCATTATAAGTGGTACGGTGCAAAAGGAATTACCCTATGCGAAGAGTGGATGGGTGAAAATGGTGTGTCTCGCTTTATGGAGTGGGCACTCAGTAATGGGTATGAAGAACATTTAAGCATTGATCGGATTGATTCGGATGGGCCTTACAGCCCGCAAAACTGCCGGTGGGTGACATCCGCTGAAAATATCGGCCGAGCTCATACGAAACCGGTAACAGCAACAGCTAATATGTCCGTAGCAGAGAAAGTCCGCCTTATTATGGGACGGAAAAAGATGACGATGGGGGAGCTAGCCGAGGCGACCGGGCAAACGCGGCAGAATTTGTCAAACAAGATGACCCGCGGGAATTTCACGGAAGCCGACATCGAAAAGCTGGCCAACGCACTCGGGTGCACCGTCGAAATAACTTTCCGGTTACCCAACGGAGACAAAGTATGACTACCCCCCTATCTCAGTGAGCCTTGGATAACTGAGTAGGGGGCTGTTTTTGTTATAATATAACGTATCCTGTGATAATTTAACATTTTGCAGACATTTTTTGCAAGTCTGCGATAAATTATATCACAGGAGTGAGCGGATATGATTAGAATTCGATTGTCTGGTATGCTGGGCGAAAAGCGCTGGACACAAGCTGATCTTGCCCGTGCGACGGGGATTCGGCCATCAACCATCAGCGATTATTACAACGAAGTGACCGACCGAATTAACCTGGAGCATTTCGACTTGATCTGTGAGGCCTTAGACTGTGACTTGAACGAACTACTGGTAAGGGAGCCAAGTCCTATCCGGCGCGTACATAGCAGATCATACCGGGAAAAGACCAGATAACCGCACAAAGCATCCTGATTGTCTGCATCAATCAGGATGCTTTCTCCATTTTTTAAGTATTTTTTGATGATAGCATTAGATTGGAAAGGAGTAAGCGGTTATGGCAAATATAACTCAGCGAAAGGGCAAGAACGGACGTGTCTCATATCGCATACGAGTTTTTGCTGGGATTGATCTGCAGGGCAAGCAAATATTCAGGAGCAGGACATTTACACCAAAAGATGGAATGTCTGCAAGACAAATTGAAAAGGCTTTGACAAAAGAGGCGTTATCATTTGAAGAAGAAGTACGCCGGGGTGGTTTGTCTAGTCCGGATATGACTGTTGACGAATTTTTGCAGAAATGGTTAAATGAATATGCAGCCAAGCAACTAAAGATAAAAACAGTTAAAGAGTATCAGGGGCTTATACCTCGGATTTCTGCAGCGCTGGGACATATTAAATTAAGCAAATTGACTCCCGGGCATATTATGCAATTTTATGACCAGCTGGCACAGCAGGGTATCCGATTGGATGCAAAGTATAAGGCTCGACAACTTTTAATTGAGAGCTGCCCAAAAGGCCAAAGAAAACTACTGGCGCAAAAAGCAGTAATCTCTGAGCGAACGGTAGCTTATATCTGGGCAGGGCATAACACCTCTTTGCCGACGGCGCAAAAGATATGCAATGCGATGAACATTGCATTCAGCAGAGCGTTTGTGAATATCTCTCCATGCGATACTCTGAAAGGATCGAGCGCTAGACATTATCATAGCCTGCTGTCCAGTGCACTTGGAATGGCTGTAAAATGGCAACTAATTAGTGAAAATCCGTGCGCACGAGTCTCGCCGCCCAAAGTCGAGGAATCGGAAATTCAATTTTTGGACGAGCAAGGTATATCAGCGCTGATGGCAGCGTTGCCTGATGCACCAGTGCAGTATAGCGTTATCACGCAGCTGGCTCTTTTTACGGGTGCCCGGCGGGGAGAATTGTGTGCTCTGCGCTGGTCAGATATTGACCTTGAGTCTGGGTTGCTGTCTGTCTCACGGACAATAGTTGAGATCTCTGGAGATGGGGTAACATTCAATGAGCCAAAAACGCGGAAATCTAAACGCGTCATCAAACTAAGCCAAAATGCGGTGCAACTTCTGAAAGACTACAAAATCTGGCAGGCATCTGAGCGATGCAAAGTTGGCTCAAAGTGGTGCCAGCGGGTAGAGATCATGGGGCTTACGGTGGACAATGATTTGATGTTCACGCGGTGGAATGGGCAGCCGATCCGGCCAAGCGCAATTACAAGATGGTTCCCCCGATTTCTACAAGCACATAACCTGCCGCCTGTGAGGTTTCACAGCTTAAGGCATTCTAACGCAGCGTTGCTAATCGCTGCCCATGTGCCAGTTACCACGGTGGCCGGCCGTCTAGGACATGCTCAGGTATCAACTACCACAAATATATATGCAGGCTTTATTCGAGCATCAGACGCCAAAGCCGCTGATGCGCTCTCAGAGGCGTTTGATCGTATCGAGGGGCTTAATGGCCGGGAGAATGGTCAAGTTTTGGTCAAGTTTGAAAAGCAACAAGATTGTACGGGATAAGACAAGACAACACGAAACCCCGCATGACAACTCATGATATAACACATTGCGAGACGACACAGAATAAGCGAATGCCTATTTGTAATCAGTGGGTTGCAGGTTCAACTCCTGTCACCAGCTCCACGAAAAGCCCCCGTAACGATGCAAGTTACGGGGGCTTTTCGCGTGGTCGGGGGGCTGGCATACCCGTTTGACCGCACCGAACCTCCTGTTCACTGCATCCCTATTGCCGGCGGGGCGCCGTTGTGCTACACTGGAACCATACCGGCCCCGCGCCGGCGACAACAAGAGGGAGGAATGCAAAATGAACGGATTCGTAAAAAGCTGCGCTCTGACCCTGGCGGCCTGTCTGGCGCTGGCCGGTTGCGCTCCGGCCCTGCCGCCCCAGCCCACCCTGGACGAGCTGCTGGCGGAGGTCAACGCAGAGCATCAGGCGGTACACCAGCCGAGGGTCGATGAAAGTCAATACCTGCGCGAAGCCCCGGACGAGGAGAGCGTGGCCCGTGCTGATCGTTTTAACAGGAAAATGGACGGTATCTTCAGCAGAGATGTTTGTAGATCAGGCGCACAATGTGGAAAATGTTCTTTTCATTGGAGAAAATACCTTTGGTGCACAGGTGACATCGGCAGAAACGAATTTACAGCTGCCCAACAGTAAGTGCTTTGTTGTGATGGGAAGCGGCAGATTTCATACACCCCAGGACTGGGACTATTTCGAGGAGCTTCGCGGCTTTTACCCCGACCTCTGGGTCCCGGCGGGCGAGGCGGAGGAGCTGGCCGTCAAGCTGATGGAAAACCTGGGCGCGGTGCAGGCCGAAGGCGAAGCATCCAGCCCGGCCGCATAAAAAGGAGGCGTTTGCCATGAAAAAAGATGCCATCCGCACCGCCGTCATCGGCATGGGCAATATGGGCAGCCAGTACGCCGCGCTGCTGGCGGCGGGGGCCGTGCCGGGGATGGAGCTGGCCGCCGTGACCCGGGTGCGGCCCGAGACCCTGGCCGCCCGTGGGCTGGCGCTGCCCGCAGGGCTGCCGGTCTACCAGACGGCGGAGGAACTGTTCGCGGCGGTGGACGGCGGGGCGCTCGGGCTGGACGCCGTGGTCATCGCCACGCCCCACCGCCTGCATGAGGAACAGGCGGTGGCCGCCATGGAGCGGGGGCTGTGCGTTTTGTGCGACAAGCCCGCCGGCATCACCAGCGCGGCGGCCCGCCGGATGGAGCAGGCCCGCCCGGCGGGGCTGGTCTGCGGGTATATCTTCCAGCAGCGGACCTTCCCGTCCTACCGGGCCATCCGGCAGCTGGTGCACAGCGGCGAACTGGGCCGCGTCAAGCGGGTCAGCTGGACGGTGACCGACTGGTACCGCTCCAACGCCTACTACGCCGGCAGCGGCTGGCGGGGCAGCTGGCAGAAGGACGGCGGCGGCACCCTGCTCAACCAGTGCCCCCACAACCTGGATATGCTCCAATGGATCTGCGGGATGCCCGCCCGGACCCGGGCGTTCTGCCACAACGGCAAATACCACCCCATCCCGGTGGAGGACGAGGTCACCGCCTACCTGGAATGGCCCGGCGGGGCCACCGGGGTGTTCGTCGCCTCCACCGGCGAGGCCCCCGGCGTCAACCGGCTGGAGATCGCCCTGGACGACGGGCTGATCCTCTGCGAGCCGGAGGGGGTCCGGATCGCCCGGCTGGACCGTCCTGAGCGGGAATACCGCAGCGCCCCCGGCACCGGCTTTGAAAAGCCCGCTGCCCGCTGGCAGACCCTGCCCATGGAAAAGGACCCCGACGCCTACGCCGCCGTGCTGCGCAATTTTGCGGCCTGCATCCGCGCCGGCGACCCGGACGGACTGCTGGCCCCCTGGGCCGAGGGACGCAAAAGCCTGACCATCTCCAACGCCGTCTACCTGTCCTCCTGGACCGGCCGGACGGTGGAGCTGCCCGCCCCCGACACCCCCGCCGAACGCGCCTTTGAGGCCGCTTTTGAGGCCGAATGGCGGAAACAGCTCTGATGACCCCGCCCGGCAGCGCATGGACGCCTGCCGGGCGTTTCCGTGTTTTTCCGGCCCGGCGGGGCGGAATGGGGCTTTCCCTTTGGGGCGCGGCATGGTACAATAGGACTATATCCAAGTAAAAACGGCCCGGGAGGCCCCGGGCGGTCAAAGATAGAAAGTCCGGCGGCGCCGATGCAATTTTTGCCATCGGCAAAACGTATCTCAGGTGAAAGGACCTGCAAAGCCGGCAAAGGAGCAACTTATGTGGCGTATCAGTCAGGAAGAAGCATTCCGCCTCGCGGTGGAAAAATACAGCGACACGGTGTACCGTGCGGCAGTGCATCACTGCAGCACCACCACCGACGCTGAGGACGTGGTGCAGGACGTGTTCGAAAAGCTGCTGAGGTACCGCGGCGCCTTTTCGAGCGAAGAACACCTGAAAGCGTGGCTGCTGCGGGTGGCCATCAACCGCTGCCACGACCTGACCCGTGCGGCCAGCCAGAAGGATGTGCCGCTGGATGAGACGATGCCGGCTCCCCCAGCTGCCGACGGCAGCGTGCTGGACGCGGTGCGCGCCCTGCCTGAACATTACCGCAACGCCATTTATCTGCACTACTACGAAGGGTATACGGCGGCGGAGATCGGGCGGCTGGTGGGCGCGCCCACCAATACGGTGCTCAGCTGGCTGCACCGGGCGCGGGCCCTTCTACATACCATGCTGGAGGAGGAGATCGAGGATGAAATGGTTTGAATATCAAATGGAAGTAGACCAGCTTCACGCTCCCGATGAGCTGAAAGCCCGTCTGCTGGCCATGCAGCCTGACACCCCAAAATCCCATGAGCATACCAAAAGCCACGCCCCGGCCCAAAAGGGCAGGGCAGTCCGTTTCCCCCATTGGCGGCGGTGGGCGGCGGGCATCGCGGCCTGCGCGGCGGTAGCCGTTGTGGGCAGCCAGGTGATGACGGCGATGGGCCCCGCCGGCGCCGGCATCGGCACCATGAGCCTGATGTCCGGCGGCGCGGCGTCCAGTACGGCAATGGCCAAAGCCCCGGCGGCGGCCCAGTACAGTATGGACGCGGCGGAAAACGGCCTGGCGGCGGGTGCGGCCCGCAGCGCCGGCGGCACGGAGACGGCCGTAGCCGGGGACAAGATCATCTACACCGCTTACCTGACTCTGGAGACCAAAGACTACGACGCCGCCCGGGCCGCCCTGGAGCAGGCCCTGGCCGACGCCGGCGGCTGGATGCAGGACAGCAGCGAGTCCAGCTACGACGACAGCAGGCGCAGCCTGTCCATGACCCTGCGGGTGCCGGCAGAAAACTACGACAGCTTTCTGGCGGCGGCAGGGCAGGCGGCCAGCCTGGTCAACCGCAGCGAGCAGGCCGACGATGTAACGGCCCAGTACGCCGACGTGGCCGGCCGTGTGGCCAACCTGGAAGGCCAGCGGGACCGCCTGCGGGAGCTGCAGGCCAGCGCCAGCACCCTGTCCGACCTGCTGGACATCGAGGCCCAGCTGTCCGACGTGCAGTATCAGCTGGAAAGCTGGCAGAGCCAGCTGGACTGGTACGACGACCAGATCGCCAGCTGCACTGTCACCGTCAACCTGCAGGAGGTGGAGACCTACACCCCCACCGGCGAGACCTTCCTGGAGCGCCTGGGCGCAGCCTTTGCCCAGGGCTGGCAGAACTTTGTGGCGGGCCTGGCGTCGGTGGCCGTGGTGCTGGCC